CTTAATGGTCAACACCGATATGTTATCGAGGCAACCAACTGAGCTTGATTACGCCGACCCAAGTAAATTTAAATTTACAATAACAAAACTTCCAAAGGTTGAGTTTTTTACAACTAATGTAGTGTTGCCTGGCGTCAATCTTGGTGATGTTATTATTCCAACACCTTTCAAAGAATTACCAGTGCAAGGTACAAATCTTACTTTTGAAAATCTTGAAATACAATTTATTGTTGATGAAAAATTAGAAAACTATATAGAACTTCATCAATGGTTAGTAGGTATTGGTTTTCCTCAATCAAGAGACCAATTCTCATCTTTTAGAGAAAGACAATCAGGCGTTTTTCCAACATCTGGAAACGACAGAGCAATGGCTGGTTTGTTTGGTGATGCAACTCTTACAATTACATCAAGTAAAAACAATCCTACTGTAGAGGTAAGATTTTCAGACATTTATCCAGTTGCACTTTCTTCACTAGAATTTAATCAACAAGCAACTGACGTTGATTACTTGACAGCACAATGCACTTTCAGTTATACTCTATACGAATTATTTACATTATAAACACAAGGTTATATTATGGATTTGGAACAACTTCAAGCTGAGGCTGAAAAAGACCTCAAAATAGATAATGAAAAACTAGATATTGAATCACTTAAAACACCAGAACTCTATGGTAAATATCTTAAAATTTACACTCGTTGGAACTTGTTATCGAAACAAGCAGAGTCAGAATATAAGAAACTTCTAAGACACAAATGGGAATACTATTCTGGTAAATCAGACCCAAAGGTCTATCAAGAAAAACCGTTTGACCTAAAGGTTCTTAAACAAGATATTCCTACTTATCTGGAAAGTGATGAGGACTTAATACAAGCAAAACACAAAGTTGACTATCACAATGCAATGTGTGATTATGCAGAAAGAGTATGTAAGATGGTGAACAATCGTGGATTTCAAATCAAAAATGCGATTGATTGGAAAAGGTTCTTAGAGGGCTCGTTTTGATTATATCAAAGAAAAATGAGGTTCATCTTCGTGTAAAAACAGAACCTAATTATGCAAGAGAATTATCTGACTTTTTCACTTTTGAAGTGCCAGGGGCTAGATTTATGCCCACCTACAGAAATAGGATTTGGGATGGAAAAATTAGATTATATTCTGTTGCATCAAATGAAATATACGTTGGACTTTTACCGTATATTGAGGAGTTTGCAAAACGAAATGATATAGATATTAAATATGAAGAAGGAGTTAAAGATGAAAGAGAATATGGAACTAGCAAGTTGGATAACTTTGTTAGAGGAGTGTCACCTCAGTCCAAAGGAAAGACTTTACAGATTCGTGATTACCAGATGGCCGCATTTTCTCATGCAGTCAGAAACAATCGGAGCCTTCTTCTTAGCCCTACTGCTAGTGGTAAGTCGTTAATAATTTATTTGTTGAGTAGATGGTATGAATCTAACAGAGTCCTTATACTTGTACCTACAACATCTCTTGTGGAACAGATGTATTCCGATTTTGTCGATTATGGTTATGACGAAACAAAGATGCAAAAGATTTATCAAGGACACTCAAAAGACATTTCTAAACAAGTTGTGATATCCACTTGGCAATCACTATACAAAATGCCCAAGAAATTTTTCGATAATTTTGGTTGCATACTTGGTGATGAGGTTCATCTTTTCAAAGCCAAATCTCTTACAAACATAATGAATAAATTACAACAATGCAAGTATCGTCATGGATTTACTGGTACGTTGGATGGAACGCAAACACATAGATTAATACTAGAGGGTTTATTTGGTTCTGTCAATAGGGTAACATCAACAAAAGAGCTGATGGATAATAAAACACTTGCAAAGTTAAAAATTAAATGTATAATACTGCAATATCCAGAGGTTGATTGCAAGTATATGAAAGACCAAAAGTTTCAAGATGAGGTTGACCTTATCGTAAGAGATGGTAGAAGAAACAACTTTATTATTAACTTGACAACACACCTAAAAGGTAATACACTATTATTATTTCAATTTGTAGAAAAACATGGTGCAGTTCTATATGATATGTTAAAAGACTTGGATAGAAAAGTATTTTATGTACATGGTGGAACAGACACACAGACAAGGGAACAAATTCGTGAAATCACAGAGAAGGAAAAGAGCGCAATCATTGTTGCATCATATGGCACTTTTTCTACTGGTATTAATATTCGCAATCTTCATAATGTTATCTTCAGTAGCCCAAGCAAATCACGAATTAGGGTACTACAGTCAATTGGTAGAGGATTGCGTCAAGGTACAGAAAAAAGCACTGCCACTCTTTACGATATAGCTGACGACTTTACATATAAGTCAAGACAAAACTTTACATTACGTCATTTCATGGAACGAATAAATATCTATAATGAAGAGGAATTTGATTATGTTATCAAAAATCTTAAAATCGAGAAATGATATGGAAACAAAAATATTAAAACTAAGAAATGGTGAAGAGATTGTAGGAAACGTATCTATTGTTGACGGAGAGTTTCTAAAGGTTCAAAACCCATTAAAGGTTAATATCTATCCTAGAATGAAGGGTGGTAGGGTTGAAGAAGCCATGGCGTTCTCTCGTTGGATTAGTTATAGTGATAATCAGTCCTATGATATTATTAAAAACAATGTTATTGCAATAACCGACTCGTCAATCGGCCTTACACGATTCTACGACTATTGTGTGAGTAAAATGGAAGATATGAAAACAACTGCATACAGACAGCCGTCTGATGAAGAGTTACAACAAATTGAAGAAGAGATGATGAGAAAGTATGATTTAGATGATGAAGATGATGAACCAAAAACAATACATTAGTTTTTTTCTGAACCACCACAAAGTGGATTATACACACAAATATCAGAGTTGTCAAGTCGCAACTTTGACTTGACATTTGGTTAAATTCATGATATAAATGTATAACTTTAACCAAAGGAAGAGGTGTCGTGTCGAAAAAACCCCATTATGTAAATAATAAAGAGTTCTTGGCAGCCATGATTGAATGGAACAATCGGTGCAAAGAAGCGAAAAAACAAAATAAACAACCACCACCAGTAACTAATTACATTGGTGAGTGTTTTCTAAAGATTGCGAATCACTTATCGTATAGACCTAATTTTATTAACTATACATATCGTGAGGAAATGATTAGTGATGGTATTGAAAACTGTTTACAATATGTACATAATTTCAATCCAGAAAAATCAGATAATCCATTTGCATACTTTACACAAATAATCTATTACGCATTTTTAAGACGTATTCAAAAAGAGAAAAAACAAGCCCATGTGAAAAACAAATATATTGAAAATATGAACATCATGCCAGAGGAAATAAGTGGTGAGGATTTTGATAATCCATATGTAGAGTATTTACAAAAGAATTTCTTACCAGAGGAAGATGTTTATAAACCCAAGAAAAAGAAAGAAAAACCAAAAGGATTAGAATTATTTTATAATGAAGATAGCGCTGATAACTGATACTCACTTTGGTGCAAGAAATGACAGCTTGCCATTTAATGAGTATTTTTACAAGTTTTGGGAAGATATATTTTTTCCTTACATTGATAAACATAACATTAAAACGATTATTCATTTAGGTGATACTATGGACAGACGTAAGTTTGTTTCATATAAAATTGCAAATGATTTTCGTAGACGTTTCATTACACCCATTATAGATAGGAAACTTGATACACATATTCTTATCGGTAATCATGATACCTATTATAAAAATACAAATGAAGTTAACTCTGTACAAGAGTTGATAGGTAATAAGTATGATAATATAAAATACTATTCAGAGTGCAATACTGTGGACTTTGATGGTACACCTATCCATTTTGTTCCTTGGATAAATGCAGAAAACTATGGTAATACGATTAGGAGTATCAAAGATACTGATGCAACTATTTGTATGGGTCATTTAGAAATAAATGGTTTTGAAATGCACAAAGGTCATTTTTCTGAAAATGGCTATCCTAAAGAAATATTCAAAGAATTTTCTACTGTATTCTCTGGACACTTTCATAAGAAGTCAGATGATGGTCAAATCTATTATCTTGGTTCGACATATCAAATGACTTGGAGTGATGATGGCTGTCCAAAAGGTTTTCATATCTTTGATACTGAAACTAGAGAATTACAAAGAATCATCAATCCCTATACTATTTTTGAAAAGATTTACTATGATGACACGACAACAGACTATAGTAAAGTTGAAACAAAACAGTATAGAGATAAATTTATTAAACTGGTTGTAGTCAATAAAAAAGACTTATATCAGTTTGATAGATTTACAGATAGGTTGTTACAAGAACAAACTCATGAAGTAAAAATTGTAGAAGACTTTTCTGAATTAGACGCATCTAATGTGTCTGATGAAATTGTAGAAAACGCACAAGACACAAATACATTACTTGAAAAATATGTAGATGAACTTGATACAGAACTTGATAAAAAAAGATTGAAGAATACATTAAAATCACTGTACTT